TCTCTCCTGTTACTACGTGTAAGGATAGATTGTCGCTGATCCGCTCTCTTGCTACTACTTCCATAATGGTCTCCTTTATGATATTATTGGTTAACTCCCTGACCACCATCGGTCAAGGAGTGTCAAATTCTACAGACATTTGAAGTATTGTCAAGTTAAAATTAATCTGGTAAGAGATAAACCTAGTAATAGCAAGGGATTATGAAGGATGTTAAGTTGAACATAAAGGAGCAGAGGTTCTGTAATGCGTACATAAAGAATGGAGGGCATGGAACAAATGCTGTTATATCAGCAGGATACAGTGAGAATGGTTCCAGTGTACAGGCATCGAGGATGTTAGCTAAGCCTAAAATACAGGGAGAAATAAGAAGGCAAGAGGAATACGCTGTTCAATCTTCTGCACTAAGTAAGGAACAGATAGTACAAGAACAATACCAATTATATCAGTTGGCTAGAGCCGATGAGAGGTACAAGGACGCTTCTTCAATCCTAGCAGAACTCAGTAATCTGCTTGGCTACAAGCCTAAGTTGAACGAGCCGAAGAGAGTTCTACATTCTCATTCTTTTGAAGAGATTCTCAAGGGAGAAGCGAAGGACATTACTCCAGAAAAACGAATGATTACAATCAACTAGGTACTGCGAGGCGGATCGCTACCTTCAGGAAAAAATACGGTATCGAATGGAATCTTGATTGGCCCAAATTTTTCGGTGGGGGCAGGGTGCCACACGCCCCCCTATATCATACATAAAGTAGTTACTCGCATTCATACGCCCTTGTGTGTTATACTATTTATCCAGTAGAATAAGGGAAAGGGGCTTTGTCTCCAGCCCCTGACGGCTCTGCTTCCCCCTAGTACCTCGGCGGAGCCGTCATTTACTACACACTAAATAAATTATGGAAGAAAAAGAGATAATAGAGCTTATACGGAGGCTAAAAGCTGATCCATTACTCTACTTCAATACTTGTCTAAAGATACAGAACTTTGGAACAGGAGAACTCATACCATTTGAGTTAAATGAGGTACAGCAAATTATGCACTCTATGATGCAAAGGCAGTTAAAGGAACATAATCATGCCAGAATGATTGTCCTAAAAGCTCGTAGATTTGGCATATCCACATATGTGCAGGGGCGGTACTTCCGTCATGCGGCTATGAACCATAATAAGGTGGTACAAATCACCACCCATAGTAAGGCGGCTACAGATGTCATGTTTGCTATGACTCGTACAATGGAGCAAAACCTACCAGTAGAAGTAAAACCACAATTAAAGTATAGCGGTAGAAGAGACCTACACTGGGGGAGTGAAGGGGGCGGTCTTAATTCCTCTTATTCCCTTTCAACGGTGGGGGGCCGTGAAGTACGTGGTAGCAAGATAGACTATTTACATTGTAGTGAAGTAGCCTCATGGACAGGGGGCGGGGAGGAATATTTACTTGGTTTACTTAATTGTGTTGTACAGGGATATGAAACGGAGGCGGTAATCGAATCTACAGCGCAGGGTGTAGGTGGTGTATTCCATGATATGTACTGGGATGCCGCAGAAGGTAATTCTGGATGGGAGGCTATATTTTTTCCGTGGTATTTATATAGCCACTACAGAAAACCGTTTGATTCAGAGGAAGAAAAGGAAAAGTTTAAGTCTGAATTAGGTCAAGATAAGCGATACGGCGGTGATGCAGAACAAGCCCTGCTAGGTATATCCTGCGAGTATGACGTAGGTGATGATGTAAAGAAATTTACGTGTGACCTAGAAAACCTCAACTGGCGCAGGCAGTGCATAAAGACACAGTGCCAAAATGACTTAAGAAAGTTCCATCAGGAATTTCCAACGAATGCACGTGAGGCATTTGTCACGACAGGCCGGGGGGTCTTTGATGCTGACGTAATGGGTAGGCTCATATTAGAATCTCAACGTCTCCAGAGAGAAAGACCATCAGAGGGATTCCATATACCAGTACAATCTTGGAAGGAAAGGGGCGGAGAAAAATATATAATAGAGGCTATGGACGAGGGGGGATTACAGATATGGGAAAGACCTGTTCCTAACAGAGAATACAGGATAGGCGCAGATGTATCAGAGGGAATAGATGTAGGAAGGGATACAGACTGGAGTGTAGCTGTAGTGCTAAATGCTGAGACTATGGATGAAGTTGCAATGCTTAGGGTAAAAATAGACCCTGATTTATTTGCATGGCAACTTGCAAGTTTAGGGAAATGGTATAATAATGCAAAACTACTTGTTGAAAGGAATAATCACGGACTTGTCACACTAAAGTTCTTATCAGACGTACACCTCTACCCGGACATATACTCAGAGAAGATACTAGACGAGAGGTCAAGCAGATCAGCGAGGAAGCTAGGCTTTCATACTACAGTAAAGTCAAAACCTCTTATTATTGACTATTTAAAGGAGTTAATAAGGGAGGACGAGATAAATATAAAGAGTCCCAAGGTACTAGACGAGCTTCAAACATTTGTAAACTTTCCCAACGGTAGAATGGCGGCCCAGTCAGGTTCACATGACGACTGTGTTATGGCACTGGCAATAGCTTGTTTTGGATGTAAGATGTTCCCGGCTATGCCTGAGTGGAGTAGGAATATAAACCGCAGATATATGAGGCCAGAACTGAAGTTTTACCAACCGTCCGGTCTATGAAAAATAATGTAATAAAAGCAGATTTTGGTGGTAATCCAGAGTTAAATATTGATAAACTGTATAATGATCTAGACCCCATACTAAATGAATTAACAGATGTAGCGTGTAATTCTTTAGGCGAGGAGGAAGGGTGTCTATATATTCAAGCCCTGTCTGAATCTATACATAAGGTAGCAGATAAATTAGCAAGCAAGGTTGAGGTTAAACAAAATGTTGTACTTTCTATGGATAATGGTGATATTATAGACTTAAGTTTAGAAACGAATGAATAGAGCAGTACTACTATTATTGGTATTAACAATATTCCTATTATCTTCTTGTACAAATAAAAAAGGAACTATTGGGTATTGGCTTGAGACCTTCCCCAGTAATATATCCCAATGGCAATGCGTAGAAACTTTTGCACCGCACAGAAACAAGGAGTGTTAAATAATGGCAGAATATGAATCAGAAGAACCAGAATTTGAGGCGGTAGGTGTTGCCGAAATGAAAGTAGTAGAGGCCGAATTAGACGATTTTGCAGGAGTAGTGCAAGAGAAGTTTGAGGAGGCTAAAGAATATCGTAGAGACCACGAACAGCATTGGGTGGAGGCTTATGATGCGTACAGAGGAAAATATCCGTCAAAGATATCAAAGGCTAATGAACTGGCAAATGAAAGGGGTATCTTTGTCAATCAGACTAGGCGTAAAATTAATTCAGCGAAGATTAAGGTTAATACGCTACTATTTGAAGATGGGAAAGTTCCGTTTAGCATTACGCCAAGCCGTAAGCCCCGGTTTTTCCCTCCCGATATACAGGCACCACCCGATAGACCTGATATGCTTGAGGACGCAATTCTTGAACGCTCTAAACAGATGGAGTACAAGATTAGGGATATTTTTGACCGAACAAACTATAACGAACAAGTTCAACACGCTATACACGAAATGTGTTTGTATGGCACAGGCTGTACAAAAGGAATTGCCCTTGAATATAAGAATTTCCCTGTCTACACTACGGTACAAACTCCAGACGATATGGTGGCAGTTGAGTCGTATCTTGAATCGGAGTTAATGCCCACGGTTAAATTTGTGAGCATTTGGAACGTATTCCCATCACCAGAAGCATCAAGTATAGAAGACGCAGATTATGTTATCCAAAGATCATTTCTCAGTAAGATACAACTCAGAAAACTGGCGAAGAATGCAGAAGGCTTTGTACCGGGTGCACTTGAGAAAGTCATTGAAGACGAAATTGGACTCTCCCAAGGGTGGGACGACAGCGAACACCCGAAAAAATATGATGAAAGCTCGTCAACAAGATTAAAGAAGTTTGAGGTTTTAGAATTTTGGGGTAGACTAGATGGTAAGGACTTAGCCCCTCACCTACCTATTGAATCAGAGGATATCCCAGATGCTATTCCTATTGTCATTACTGTCATTGGTGACGTTGTCGTTAAGATAGCTGAAAACCCCTTTGACGATACCCTGCCATTCCATCTATGTAACTGGCAAAAGAATCCAGAATCTATATGGGGTGACGGTATTTATTATGCAATTAGGGATGCACAAGCGATACTAAACTTTTCATATGCAATGATGGTGGAGGGTAAGTCCCTATCAGCGGCCCCCCTAACAGTTATAGACCCCAACGCATTTGAACCCGGTACAGACACAGAACAGATATATCCGGGTAAACAGTTCCGTGTAAAACCCGGAGCTTCAGTACGAGATTCCTTCAGTTCTGTACAAATCCCCGATGTAACAAACGGACTCCTTTCAGTAATACAGCAACTTGAAAAAGAAGCAGACCTAGACTCAGGACAGACAAGTATAGGATATGGAGATATGTCCCCTGCACAGACTAAGACAGCTACAGGGATGTCAATTCTTAATTCCAACGCAAACAGACAGACAGCAGATGTAGTCAGGT